CGGCACGACACTATGGAGTTTCGTGTTTGAACCCAACACACTTGATGTGCAAATGGCGTTAGAGACAGAGATTCGCAGAATAGCTGGTCTGGACCCTAGACTAATACTCAACTTAGTTACCGTATATCCAAATGAAAACGGTATTTTAGTTGAAGTAGAATTTGCAGTCAGCCCCTTCAATGATGTGCAAACACTACAACTCATGTTTGACCAACAAACAACAAAAGCATTCAGCATCTAAAACGGCTATTTTTTATGTGATAAATACATAAAAGAGAAAACAGTATGGCCACAAGTTCAAGACAATCTAGTATTTTTGGGGTAAACGACTGGAAATCCATCTATAAAAACTATAGTCAAGCAGATTTCCAGAGTTACGACTACGAGACATTACGCAAAACTTTCGTAGATTATTTGCGTTCCTACTATCCTGAAACATTCAATGATTACGTTGAATCCAGCGAGTATATCGCATTGCTTGACGTTATGGCATATATGGGCCAAGCACTTGCTTTCCGCAATGACTTGAACACCCGTGAGAATTTCATTGATACCGCTGAACGTAGAGACAGCGTTATCAAACTAGCTAATCTTATCGGATACACACCCAAAAGAAACATTGCTGGCCAAGGCTATGTAAAAATCAGTGCGATTACTACTACTGAGCAAATACGTGATGTAAACAACATCAACCTAAGCAATATTCCAATATTATGGAACGATCCAGCAAATCCAAACTGGCAAGAACAATTCAATACTGTTATTAACTCAGCACTAATTGACACCCAAAGAATCGGAAAGCCAGGGAATACCCAGACTATTCTAAACGTCAAAACTGACGAATATAGCGTTGTTCTACCTACTGGGACATTACCTACTATCCCATTCTCTGCAACTGTTGACGGTACTTCAATGAATTTTGAATGTGTAAGTGTCACTAGTGTTGACAGCGATAACGTATATGAAATTCCTCCGGGAACAGCTACAACATTCAATCTTTTATATAGAAATGATAAACTAGGGTTTGGTAGTCCAAACACAGGGTTCTTCTTATATTTCAAACAGGGTTCATTGCAGAATTATAGTTTTACTGTACCAGAACAAATCAGTAATCAGAAAATTGATATTAATATCACTGGTATTAACAATTCAGATACTTGGTTGTATCAGATTAATCCTACAACAGGAAATTATTCATTGTGGGGACAAGTAGAAAGTGTTTATGCGAACGCTAGTTTACAACAACAAACATCTAACAAAAAGGTGTTTAGTGTAACAAGTAGAGCAAATGACCAAGTAACGTATGTATTTGGTGATGGTGTGTTCAGTGAAATGCCAGTCGGTTCTTTCATATCATATGTACGTTCAAGCAACGGACTAACATACGTTATCGATCCAAGTGAAATGCAAAGTATAACAGTTGTTCTTCCATATATCAGTCGTCAAAATCGCCAAGAGGCATTGACTATGACTATGGACTTGCAGTTGCCAATAAGCACAGCACAACGTAGGGAATCATTAGCTGAAATAAAGCAACGTGCTCCTCAGCGTTACTACACACAGAATCGTATGGTAAATGGAGAAGATTACAACAACTTCCCATTCACACTTTACAGTTCTATCATTAAATCTAAAGCTATCAACCGTAGCAGCATTGGTGTTAGCAGAAACTTTGATTTATTAGATCCAAGTGCAAAATATTCTAGCACTAATGATTTTGCAGACGATGGTGGTTTATACGAAGACCTAAACGATGGGTATACCCTCTTTACAGCAGGTACAACAAATGATACTATTAACTTCTTAACAGAGTTCCTAGTTTCAAAATTGGGTAGCGAGAGAGCATATCAATACTATACCCAAGCATACGAGCGATTCACCTTAAGTACTCCATACACATATTGGAACAATACAAGTAACAACGGTGGCGCAAGTAATGGTTATTTCTATAACTCTGTACCTATTCCAGTTGGTGTATTCGCATCAGGTGATGTAAAGTATGTAACTGAAGGTGCGATGTTAGGTTTTGTAGCGCCACCTGGTTATTACTTTGGAACTGATAACAAGCTAGTTGCAGGATTAGCATTGCCTAGTGATTCTACCGCTATGTGGACAAGTGTATTAGAAGTTATAGGTGACGGATCAAACGGTGGTCAAGGTAATCTAAGCAACGGAGTAGGACCAATAACATTAACAAATACAGTACCAGATGGTTCTATATTACAAGTTATTATCCCTAGCTTCAGCAATACATTGGGCAACAGCTTAATACAAGATTGTGTTACTAAAATTCGGTTAAATCAGAATTTCAGTTTAATATTTGATAATACATTATTAGCTAACCAAGAACGCTGGTCTATCAGCACATACAATGATGTGAACTATTTTGTTCGCTTCCAAAGCGTAGGATATGGTAGATATTTGGTTACATGGAGAAGTGTAGCGTATTATTTTGGTAGTGTTAGTGAGGTGCGATTTACTTTTGATAAAGACAAAATTGTTTATGACCCACTTACCGGAAAACTATTACAAGATAATGTAAGTATCCTTAAATCTAATTCGCAAGCAAATTACAACTTCCCTTACCCACATGATGTAAAGTTAAACGTTATTGGACAAACAACAGAGAGTGACGGATACGTTGATGACTACGCTGTAGAAGTTAGCAAAGGTGACATTTCAACTGTAGGAACACAAAAGAACCCAGACTTCTTTGTTGATATAACTGGTTATGTTCCTGGTACAAGAAACTATAATCGCTTTGTGTTTTTCCGCAGAACGGTAGATGCAAATTTACTATCTGTATTCTCAATGGTTGCAACCGCAGATATCAATTACGGCTATGGAACACAAGCTGATATTGCAGTAGTTAAGTATGAATATCCAATCGGTCAAGTTTACTATGCAGTACTTGAAGGTAAGTTCTATCAATCAGTAGAAGATACAACATCTGCCAACATAGTCAATTTGCAATTACTAGATAACTATTATGTAAAAACTGGTCGTCAAGGATTGTACTTCCAGTATAAACACATCTCTAGTGATACAACACGTATTGATCCTGCAACTACAAACATAATTGATTTGTATGTTCTACCACAAAGCTATTATACTGCTTATCAAAATTGGTTGCGTGATACTACTGGTAAAGTTATTGAGCCAACAAGACCTAGCGTTAATGAATTGTCACAGACATACAATAATGTCAACCAATATAAAATGGTATCAGATAGTGTTATTATAAACTGTGCAAGATTTAAACCATTGTTTGGCACAAAGGCAGATCCAATGCTACGTGCAACAATTAAAGTTATTAAAGCTGGAACGACAACGGCAAGTGATAGTGAAATTAGAACTGCGGTGTTATCTGAAATTAATAACTACTTCACAATTGATAATTGGGATTTTGGTGATACGTTCTATTTCAGTGAACTTAGCGCATACTTACACGCACAATTAGGAGATCTAATTAACAGCGTAGTATTAGTACCAAACGATCCGTTATTGACATTCGGTGATCTATATGAAATACGTAGCGCACCATATGAAATTTTTGTAAATGCAGCACAAGCATCTGACATAACAGTGATTGCAGCATTGACCCCAAGCGAACTACAACCAAACGCATAACATAGGTAATTATAATGGTAACAAAAGTTAGAACAATTGATTTCTTACCAGAGATATTCAAAACTAAAACCAACGAGCAATTTTTACGTGCTACCCTGGATCAACTAACACAACAACCTGATATCAGAAGGATAGAAGGTTTTATTGGTAGTAAGTTTGGTTATGGAGTGAATGTCAATGACAAATATTTGGTTGAGCCAGATCAAGTAAGAACTAATTACCAACTTGACCCAGCGGTAGTTTTCAAAAAGAAAGATACAGATATTGCAGTTGATGTATTGACGTATCCTGGTTTAATTGATGCTATTAAATTAGAAAACGGATTACCTAATAATAATGATAGCCTATTCTCAAATGAATTCTACTCATGGGATAGCTTCTGTGATTTAGATAAAGTTATTAACTATAGCCAATACTATTGGTTACCTTTTGGACCTGAGGCAGTAACAATAACAAACTCAGTTTTATATAAGACATTGACATATAATGTCATTTCAGAACCAACAGATTTTAGATTTTCTGCCAACGAAGTGGTATTCAAACAACAAAACCCTGTACTTACGTTAATCAGGGGCGGCAAATATACATTTAAAGTAGACCAATCTTCTCCATTCTGGATACAAACAGCACCTGGATTGTCGGGTTATGATGTGGCTAGAAAGAACCAAAGTTCTAGGGAAATTTACGGAGTTACTAACAACGGTACTAGCTTAGGTGAAGTTGTGTTTGAAGTACCTTATGCTAACGCACAAGATAATAACAAGTACCCAGGTAATATTGATGTTGACATTGTTTGTACTTCCGCATTCAATGATATAAATGGAAAATTACTATCCAATGTAAAAACTATCGACGGTGTTAGATTACTTGAAGGTAAAACTATCATATTTTACGGGACTGCCCCAGGCGCCATAGGAATGGTTAGTGTATTCTATGGTGAAGGCGGGTTAGGAGAGTACTATGAAGAAACTGTTCCTAGCGAGATAACCAAACATTACTACAAAATCAATTATTTGGGAACCGGTAATGATACAGTTATTAAGTTAACTGAAGAAGGTCTACTCCCAGACAACACACAAATAACAATTCGATATGGTAATACATATATCGGAAAACATTTTGTTAAGAATAGCTACGGTGAAATATCTTTGATTCCACCCATCACAGCAGAATTAGATACATTCTATTATCAAGATGGTGAGAACAGCGAAAAGGTTGGTGTTATTAAGTTAATCGATAGTGTAGTATATGATACTATTGATGTTAATACTATCATAGGACAAAAATATTATACAGGACCTAATAATATTGAATTTACAAATGGATTGAAGATTCAGTTCCAAGGTCAAATAGTTCCTGAAAGTTATGCCAACGGTCAATACTACGTTGAAGGAGTAGGTACATCTATTCAATTAAT